GAGGAGAAGGGAGAAATAAAGCTCGCTGAATCTGGACAAGAAGAAATGCCAGAAGGATATGAAGAGGGTGAAGAAAACGAAATGGAAGAAGAAGAGGAGTCTTATCCACAACGACTTCAATCCCGCGCAGGATTGGCATAATATGGCGCAAACTCCAGAACACGGAGATTCGGAATACAATCTTTTGCTAAAGATAGCGGAGAACTTTGGTGTTGCTGCTAATTATGGGGATTCAAAAAACACTATTCTGTATAAAATTGCAGATGGAACATATCAGGGTGCAATCAACCCAAGTCCAGTATATGACCCAGATGCGTTGTCATATGTTCAAATTTCTGGAGCAAGTGATATTCAGAATATAAATGCATTCGTTGTTGGTATTAAAGCGTTAGGATTGTGGAACAGCATGGTGTGTTGGCCGCTACGCTCAACCCAGAACGCAGGCACAGGCTCAACGGCATACTCGCTGGGTGGGCTGGGGACTTACAACGGCACGCTTGTAAACGGGCCGACTTGGGGAACAGATGGAGTTACGTTTGTAGCTACCAAATATATTGATATTAGATTTGGATCAAACCGAGGGCCAACAAACACAACAGTAGGAGTAGTAACTAAAAGTAACAATTCGCAACCAATCGGGTTTCCTTATTGCGGGTCAATTTCGACCAATTCTATTGGTGCAGAGAGTTTATCTATCTTATCGTTTAATAATTCTGGAAATAACTTTTTAGCAGAAAGTTACATTTCATCAGTTGGTGTTAGAACTAATGCGATAAATAACACCGATGGAGTTTTTAGGTGGTCGCAAGCACAAAAAACATCATCAAACATAATTTCTCGCCTTAACAATTCAACGCAATCTACGGTGATGGCCGGAGGAATAACTTATGACAGGTTAATCTCTACTGGGAGGTGGCAGACTGGGAGCGTGCAGAATTACACTGGCCCCTTTGGGGTTGGATACGAGGGCATCCACTCATTTATGTTTTTAAGTGAGAACACAAACGATTTTTACTTAGCGTATACACTCTACAAGCAAACCCTCGGCCAAGGACTTGGACTGCCATGAACGAACATCCGCCAATGACAAGTTATAAAGCCACCGAACTGCACGATAACGCCCTGCCGTGGTTTTGCTGGGATCAAACAGCCACAAATAAAACCCGTCCAATGCAGTGGGGCGTTACTCTTGTTCCGACTCAAGACGATCCAGAAAACCCTACCGAGTGGACGTGGAGTGCAATGCTTCCAGATGGAACTCAATTGCCGGATTGGATTCAACAAATTTCGTAACAAAATTTTTGCAAAACAAAACTAACAACTTATAAAAAATATATGGCTCAACAACCTCAACACGGAGATGGAAGTTTCAACCTGCTTTTTAAAATTGCAGATAATACATATGACATTTCACAGGGTGGTGGGGGAGGCACTGGTGTTATTGGCGCAACTGGAGCAACTGGGGTTGCTGGAATTGACGGAGCTACTGGTTTAGAGGGAGCCACAGGGCTTACAGGTGCTACAGGCGAGACGGGAGCAACAGGAATCGCAGGTAGCGATGGAGCAACTGGGTTTACAGGAGCCACTGGAGAGTCTGGATCAATTGGAGCTACAGGTATTACTGGCGATGTTGGAGCAACTGGATTGACTGGCGCGACTGGGGCGACAGGTATTTCTGGAACGGATGGTGCTACTGGAGCGACCGGATTAAATGGCATTGATGGGGCTACAGGAGCCACTGGACTTAATGGAAGCACAGGTGCAACGGGGGCTACTGGCATCGGAGCTACGGGAGCAACCGGGCCTCAAGGCCCACAAGGGTTTAGTACTGGATCGGTATATTATTTTAACCCATCTTCATCTTCAAGTATCCTTGGATATTATGAGATGAATAGAAATTTAGTAATTGGAGTTGGAACTACCCTTACAGCAAGTGGAGCGGGAACGCAATTAATTGGATCATTTGCAACAATCTCAAACGATCCAAACGTTACAACAATTACATCTGGCAATTGGAATTTTGAAACTTATGTTTCTATGAATTCAAATGGTGGAACACCTCAAATTTATGGTGAAATTTACTATCGTAACATTGCTGGAACAGAAACATTAATTTCAAGTAGTGTTTCTAATCCTCATTCAATTACAAGTGGAACAATAAATGAATTGTATTTGTGGAGCATTCCAGTTGCTGCAACAAACGTTTTGGCGACAGATAGAATTATTGTTAAATTTTATGCCATTAATCTTGGCGGCAGAACAATTACAATGCATTTTGAAGATAGTAACATTGCACAAGTTACAACTTCTTTATCTCCTGCATTGAAAGGATCAACTGGCGCAACTGGCGCAACGGGCATTCAAGGAGCAACGGGATCAACTCCTGCAAACATTATTTTATCTGATACGACTGGACTTACAGGAGCAACTCAACTTGCAAATATAGTGCAAATTACACAAGCTGGGTATAACGCTACAACACCATTGTCTAACACACTTTACATTATCGTAGGATGATTTTAACGGATTCCAGTGCGGCAAATGTTGGGGTAACTGCGGTAACAGCAATTGCATCTGCAACAACAGCGTTTCGTCAGTTCATGTGTTATTTAAGCACAACTATTTCTTCAGCAATTACTGGCGCAATTGGCCTTGAAAAAAATGGAATAGGAACGCTAACGCTTACTGGAGTTAATACTTATGCAGGAGCAACATCAATTTTGGCTGGTAGTATTATAGTTCCAAAAACAACTGGTGCATCCACAGCAACAGCAACATTTTCTGCGAACCTGTCCGTTTCATTCAATGTATCTCCTCCATCTGGCGTAACAACTTTTCAATTTTTTCCAGGCACTACAACTAACACATACGCATCTGTGGCTTTGTCTGGAGTTCCAGTTGGGACAACGGCAACTTACAATTCAGCAATCTCAACCCTTTCAGTCATAGTCCTATGATAATTAAAAAGAAGTTTTACTTTACAAGGCTATTGAGAAAACATACGAATTAAAAATCAATTTTAATTGTAATTTAATATATGGCTCAACAACCAAAATACGGAGACGGAAGTTTTAATCTGCTATATAAAATAGCAGGTAACACTTATGATATTTCCCAAAGCGGAGGTGGAGCAACGGGTGCAACTGGTATTAGTGGTGATGTGGGTGCTACTGGATTTGATGGGGCTACAGGAGCCACTGGGCCAATGGGCTTGGTTAATTTTCAAACAACCAGATACGATGGAAACGATGTTCAGTTTGAATTTATCGCACCAGGAACACTGACTGAATCGGATGGCCCAAGCAGTGTTTTTGTTTTTATTAATGGTGTTTCACAAGAGCCTGGAAGCGATTATCAACTTGACATACCAAACAACGAAGTGGTATTAAATGCAGCACTACCGACTGGCGATAAAATCGTCATTACGAGATTGATCTTACTTCCGTCATCTGTAACATTTACAGCGGAACAAATTGGAGCATTGACAAATTCAAGCGAAGTAGATGGAGGAAGTTTCTAATGACAAGACTCACATCAAATCAATTTTCTGATAATTTAGATTTTACATCTAAACAAATTTTACTTCCCACCAGTGCAGCAAGTATGGTTGAATATCCAGACAGAGGATCATTTCCAACCGCTGGTCGTAATGGTAGACTTTACATTGCGCTTGATACGGGTCTTCCCTGGCGGTGGTCAACAGATTCTAATTCGTATGCGTTATTAATATCAATTATTGATGCAGGCGAATTTGAGTAAACAAAACAACAAACAACAAACAACAAAATAAAAAATATGAGTAATCCAATCATTAAAATCAAACGCGGTTCAGGCGCACCCGTTAGTCTTCAGACTGGCGAGTTGGCAATGGACGTGCTTAACAAGTCACTCTTCGTCGGCACAGCCGAAGGAGTATTGGCAGTCGGTGGCGAACACGTTTTCGCTAAGAAAACATTTGTTTCCAGCGCAGTTGCGACCGAAACTTCGGCCCGTGAATCCGCTGACACAACGCTCACTAACAGCATCAACGCTGAAGTAACTCGCGCCCAAGGTGCTGAGAGCGACCTCGCTGATGACATCGCCGCCGAAGCAACCGCCCGTGGCATTGCTATCGCTGCTGCCCAGTCCACACTGGAAGCTGCTGATTCGGCACTCGACGTGCGTGTGACCGCTGTTGAAGGTGACGTTTCTGCAATCCTTTCTGCCTCTGATGCAGACAAAGACAGCTTTGCCGAGATCGTTACACTTATCAACTCGGTTGATACAACTAACGATCAAGCTTTTGCTGGATACGTTACGTCGAACAATGCTGCCCTTGCAGCCGAAGTCACAGACCGCACCAACGCTGACACCGCTCTTGGTGGCCGCATTGATGGTGTAGTTACCGCAGCAACAGCTTTGGCCTCGCGTGTGACCGCAGCCGAAAGCGACATCTCTGCTGAAGAGACTGCTCGTATCGCTGCTGTTTCCGCAGAAGCTTCCGCTCGCGCAACTGCCGTTGCCGCCTTGGAGTCTGCTGATGAAACCCTGCAAGACAATATTGATGCAGAGGCAAGCACCCGCTCTACTGCCGATACCAGCCTTTCCAATCGTATTGGAACATTGGAGTCTGTTGGAGTTAGCGCACGTTTGACTGATCTTGAGTCTGATTTTGCGGATCACGAATCCCGCATCACCGCGCTTGAGACAACCATCGACGGCGGAACCTACTAATAAAACAAAAAGTTAGGGGGGGGGCGGGGTCAATATCTCGTCTCCCTATAACTTACTTAAAAATCATGGCTAACGTCATCAAATTAAAAAAATCAATTGTTGCTGGGAATATTCCTACAACTGCAAATCTTGCTCTGGGTGAAGGTGCTGTAAATCATACAGATCAAAAAATTTATTTCAGACACCCCGGAACTGGTGCTGTGTGGAATTTTACTGGTAGTGCATCTACCGCCTACATTGTTCAATCGGATTTTCAATCTCCATATTCTTACATTGGAGTAGCTATTTCTGGATCAGACGTTAGTTCACCAGTTTGGAACATCTCAAGAATTGAAGTCAATAATGACGGATCAGAAACAACCCTCCATGCAACAGGAACATGGACAAATCGAACAACTTTAATATACACTTAAAATATGAACGCTACCAACCCCATCGAAATCGACGGCAAAACCTACGACCGCTACTCGCTCAACCTCGCCATCACCGGCAAATACCACGCTGGCGGGGCCACCGACGCCCAAGTCGCCATGCGCCTCATCCCCACGCGCATCGCAGACGGGGCAGTCGAAACCGCCGACTCTGCCGCGCTTGGCATCTCCCTCGGCACGCTCGCCGGATCGGATCAGGCCACCCAGCAAGCCGTCGCCGCGATCCAAGCCGCCCTTCAGACCTACATCAGCGCGAAAGGACTCTGATCATGGCCCTCATCACCTCCGCAGCCAGCGGCAATTTTAATGCGGGCGCGACTTGGACAGGCGGCGTTGTGCCAACCACGGGCGACGAAGCCCGCGCCTCGACGGGGCATACCGTCACGATTAATGTCAATACGACCTGCGACGAGATCAGCAACGCGGGAACGGGGAAATTCGTCCTTAATGATGGCATCACGCTCACGGCGAATGTGACAAATAAAAGCGCAACAGCAGCAACAAATTGCTTGGAATTTTCGGCTAATACTCCAGCAACCGCGACAATAGTCGGAACATTAACTGGTAGCAGCAGTTCTGCATCGCGAGCGGTTGCAAATTTGGGAACCGGAACGCTCACGATTACAGGGAACTGCGTCGGCGGCACTTTTGGCAATGGTGCGGTTGCATTATTTAATAATTCAACCGGAACGGTAAATGTAACCGGAAATGTTACAGGAGGAACATCTACCGGCTCACATGGTGTAAATAATTTTTCAACCGGAATAATAAATGTTACAGGAAATGCCACGGGATTAGGGGGTTCTGTTTCGTATGGCGCAAATAACAACTCAACTGGAACCCTCTCCGTCATCGGCACAGTAACGGCAGGCCAAGTTAGCGCAGGCGTTGGAGGTTCAAATTCCCAGCAAGTCACCATCCTCTCCGGCCCGTTCATCACCGAGACGACACGCGGCGTGAACCCCGTCTACTGCGCCGCATGGCGTTGGAACGCCTCGCCAAGCAACTCCACCTATCTGGAGGTGATGACCAACGATCTGCTCACCAAGCGCAATCTCGTCACCGCCGACAACATCACCGGCATGCCCGCAGCCAGCAATGTCAAGAGCGGCATCGCTTACGGGCCGTCAAGCGAGCTGACAGGCGCATTCTCGCAGACCGTCACGCCCAGCACCGCCGACATCGCATCAGCCGTATGGGGTGCAGCCACACGCACCATCACCGGCGGAACTACTCCAGACATAACTGCTATCAAAGTGAAAACAGATGCGCTAAATACCGTAATGTTATCCCAAGTTTCAACCGTTGCAGTTACTGGAGCGCAACTTGCATCAGCTTTAACGCCTCCATAATAAAATATATTTAAAAAACAAATGAACGACAACACAACATTCACTGGCATTCCACCATTTTCTTTTTCCGAAACTGTCACAGAAGCATTTAACATTCTAAACTCGTAATGGACACAAACTCACTTAACGCAGGCATGGCAGGAATGTTGGCTACAGCGACATCAGTTGGGATTTCTTTCTTACCGGAAATTGAACAATGGCTTCGCGTGGGTTCTCTTTGTATTGGTATTGTTGTTGGAATTGGATCACTTGCTGTTATCATCAGAAACTGGAACAAGAATAAAAACTAATATGCCTATCACATTTCCAACACCAACAACTATTGGCGAACAATTTGCATCAGGTGGGAAGACGTGGCAATGGAACGGATATGCGTGGGATTCCATAGCTAATGCCTCCGCTCTTGGAGCTACTGGAGCTACTGGGCCAAGCGCCAACCTCTCTAACTATGTTCTTAAGGCTGGCGACACGATGACTGGGAAGTTAAATTTGCCAGCATCAACCACCGCAACTGCTGGGATTAATATTGGGAGTGGAGCCAATCCAACGTCTCCTGTTACTGGAGACGCATGGATTTCAAGCGCAGATCAATTACTTAAATGGAGAACAGCATCATCAACAATTTCTGCTGCCGCAGCTAATCTTTCTAACACTTTTACTACAAACCAAACAATTTCCACTCCTACTTCAAGCGCAGTTCCTGCACTTAGGATAACACAACGAGGAACTGGAGAGGCACTAAGGGTTGAGGATTCAGAAACTCCAGACTCGACTTCTTTTGTAATTAATTCAGATGGCCGAGTTGGAATCGGCGTTACTCCAGACGCAACAGTTTCCTTGTCTGTCGATACTACCGGAATTAAATTCAACGACGGCACGATTCAAACTACGGCAGCAACAGGTATAGGTAGTGTTGGAGCGACAGGAGCAACTGGCCCTCTTCCTGCTGATGCTATTGTTGGTAACTCATCTGACGCATCTTATGTTGATGCTATTCGCACATTAACATCCACAGCATACGATGCGCTTGGATCACCTGATTCAAATACTATTTATTTTATTCTTTAATTATGCCATCTACAACAGGACAAGTTTATTTGGGTAGCGCACTAATAAGTGATGTGCGGTTTATAACTAATGGTGGATGGATAAGACCTGCTTCGTGGATTGCCATGCCAACAATTACTTCTACAGAACAAAAAGTGGCTGCGCTTTTTTTGGTTGGAGATAATAACAGCAATTTTGTCGCGTTTCGTTTTTCTGGAAACTACACAGTCGATTGGGGGGATGGCAATACCGAAAATGTTTTAAGTGGTGTTACGGCAGAACATAATTATTCGTTTAGTAGTCTCTCTCCAGCAACAGAATTTGGCCCAGTTGGTTCTAAAAGTCGGCAGGCGATGATTGTTATAACTCCGCAAGCAGGACAAAATTTTACATCTATCTCGTTTAATTTTAAGCACTCATCGCTTGTTGGATTAACCTACACAACGCCAATTCTTGAAATTATTTTTTCCGCTCCAAGTTGCACAGCACTGCTTATTGGAAACACAACGGGAAATTTAAGATTGCTTGAACAATGCACTATTCTTTCGCATAATGCGACAAATTTAGAAAATTTATTTAATGTTTGCTCTTCGCTTCAAAGTGTTCCGTTATTTAATACCTCTGCGGCAACAAGTATAAATGGTATGTTTAGTGGGTGTTCCTCACTTCAAAATGTTCCGTTGCTTAATACTTCGGCTGTAACAAACATGAATTTTATGTTTAATTTTTGCCCCTCACTTCAAAACATTCCGTTGTTTAATACTTCTGCTGTAACAAGCATGATTAGTATGTTTACTGGGTGTTCCTCGCTTCAAAGTATTCCAGCACTAAATTGTTCAAGTGCAACCACAATAACTTCTTTTGCTAATAATTGCAACGGTCTCAAGCGTTGTCTGGCAACTGGTATAAAAGGCACTATATCATTTGCAGGCGGCACTCTTGGAGCAACCGAATTAAATGAAATCTACACTAACCTTGCTGATCTAACTGCACTTCCAACGCAAACTATAACTGTAACAAACAATTACGGAACAGCAACCGACAACCCCGCAATCGCTACAGCAAAAAATTGGACTGTTGTAGGATAATTTTATGGAAAATACATCTGGATTTTACAAAGAGGAAAATGGCGAATTGCTTTACGGGCCTAATTTTGTGCTGAATAAAAATTACGAACTCCGCAAGGAAACGCATAATCAACATACATATCCAGTCGATGGTTGGTATTGGTTTGATTCTAAATTTGAAGCAAAACTATCTTTAATTAACGCATAATGGACACTCATTCATTTAACGCAGGCGCAGCAGGAATGCTGGCAACAGCTACAAGTATCGGAATCTCAATGCTTCCGGCAATAGAACAATGGTTTCGCATGGGTTCTCTTTGTATTGGTATCGTAGTTGGGCTTGCATCACTTGCTGTTATCATCAGAAACTGGAACAAGAATAAAAATTGAATTTTAATATAGTTTTGATAAATTACATTACATGAAAACACTACTACTAAAAGCACTATCACTGCTTACCGGAGCATCTAAATCTGTATTGGAGTTTATTATTCCAATCTTGAAAGATAGCACTGCGAATATCTTAAAGGCGTTGCTTCCAATTGCCGTTGAGGTTGTATCTTCTTTAGCAGACTCTTCTGCAAGCGGGGATGAGAAACGCAAAATTGCTGGAGAGAGAATCAAGCAAGCCGCGCTTAAAGAGGGTATGGATGCCTCTACACGGGCAGTTAACCTTGCTATTGAACTGGCTCTTTCCCGTATCGGAAAATGAACGGAGACAAGCCATGGTGGCAGAGCAGGACGATTATTGGAATCGTTGTTATGCTACTCGCTCAAGCCTTAAAATGGTTCAATGTTGATATCATTAACGAGGAGCTTACAGACATTGTTACTATTGCGATGGAGACAGCAGGCGCAGGACTTGCTGTTTACGGGCGCGTGAAGGCTCGTAAGACGCTTCGCAGGACAAGACCGGGGGGATCATTCAATCCGAATGCAGAAGTGCGTAAAGCAAAGCCTGCGAGAAATAAGATATTTGGTTTGCTTTTGGTAATGACTGCATGCTCGTATGGTCAGATGTATCCATCAAATGTCTGGTATGAGAACCCTATCAAGTTTACCGAAATTGTAGATCAACGCTCATTCCTTGTTAGGCTTATTGATAGCCTCAAGTATAGCATTGCGTTGTTCCCACTCAAGGGAGAGATCAAGGGTTCTGCTGACTTTTAATTATGCCTAAAAGAATCGACATGGCTGGATTCATCTTGGATTCAGAAGCCCGTAGGGACAAACAAGGAAACCTTAGAGTTTATAACCTACCTGCTGCTGATGGTGGGGGGTCGTATGAGGTTGCCGGAATCAATGATCGCTACCATCCAGAGGCTGCAAGTAAACTAAAGGGCTTGATTCAAGATGGGAAGCAGCAAGAGGCTGAAGAATATATCAAGGCATATCTACTGGACTACACGAATGTAGTTACCAACTGGACTCGCAACCCTGCTGTTGAAGCATTTCTTCGTGACACAGCCTTCAATCGTGGGCCTAAAGGTGCATTGCGTATCTTGCAAATTGCGTTGGGAGTCCCAGATGATGGCAAGTTTGGCCCCGTTACCCAAGCGGCTATGAGTAAGTATACAACATCTGAATTGTTGGATAGGCTGCGTAAGGCAAGGGAAACATATGAACTCCGTATAGCACCTCCGGTTGGAGCGAGAAAGCAGTTCTGGGCAGGTCTTCAAAACAGATGGGACAATGCGCTAAAGTTTAGTAAGGAATTTATTGTTTAACAATTATGGAACAAAAAGATAGTCAGACCAAAGAGTTAGAAAAAGAAAACGCAAAACTTAAAGAAATTCTAAGGCAATGTCTCAAGGCAAGGCAGATTGCCCATGTAAAACAAATTATTAGAGGGGTATTTACAAATGAGTGATGCAATCAAATCAGCGATGAAAAGGCTTGGTGTGTCCGGTGTGAATAAACCTAAACGGACACCAGGAGCAGCAAAATCCCATGTAGTTCTTGTGAGTAACAATGGAAAACCAAAAACGATCAGGTTTGGGCAGCAGGGTGTATCCGGTTCTCCTAAACGCGAGGGTGAATCTGAGGCAGATCGCAAGCGTAGGGCATCATTCAAAGCTCGCCATTCAAAGAATATTGCTAAAGGAAAAATGTCTGCTGCATATTGGGCTGATAAAACTAAATGGTGACAAACCAATAGTTTACGCAAGCGCATTAAAATTCTTTTTGACTTGTTCACATTTATTGTTAGTATCCCAACAACATGAAACACATCTTCATTAAAATTGATGGAGTGAAATGGAAGATTCTTTTTAAGAAACCAACGCCAAACGATTACATTGGAGTTGAAGAAGATGACATTGGACTTTGTGTATCTGAAGACAAAAAGATATTTGTCACGCCAGACCCAGATATGGTTCTTGGCACTGCAATGCACGAAGTCCTTCATGCGGCATTCCCGCAATTAAACGAGGATGCTATTATTGTTGGAGAGAAAGCCCTTGTTCAATTGTTGGACAAATTCCCTAAAGAACTATTACAAAAATGAGTTTGCGTTACGAACAGTTAAGTTCCCTTGTTAAAACACAGAAGTTCCTGCGTGATCTTTTGTATACAGACACTCGACCTAAAAAAGTATCTGAACTGAAAGAGAGAGCATACAGATGCCTTCGTCATTTTCCACACTTGAAAGAGAATGGAGAGCCAATGTGGAGTCAGGATGACTTCCCGTGTCCTAAAATTCAACTCACAGAAGAAAATGGCAACAATAAATAAACAATGGAAGAAATGGATGGCTGTTAGCTGTTCTCATGGAGACCACCTTGACCCAGAGGCCAGAGACAGTGTGCTTCGATTTAAGGAGCAGTTTCGCCCTAATACCACCATTCACCTCGGAGACTTTATTGACGCAGCAGCGGCCCGTTCTGGAGCAATGAATGACCCAAATGCAGCGGATCGTGCGGCATCAGTAGCAGAAGACCTTTCTGCGGGTGTAGATTTCTTACAGGAGCTTCGCCCAAATCATATCCTATACGGAAACCATGAGGACAGATTGTTTCGGCTTGCCAATTCACCTAATGCGTTAGCTGCTCACGCCGCAACATTAGTTATTCAAGAGATCGAGAAGACTGCAAAGAACCTAAAAGCCAGAACATATCCATACGATATGCAGTCACATCCTATAATTGGAGGCACAAAGTTTATCCACGGTTTCATGTATAACGTAGCCAGTATTAGGGATCATGCAGAAACATTTGGAAATTGCGTCATGGGGCATGTGCATCGAACTGGCATTGAGCAAGCAAGGACACTCAATGGGGCGACCGGATATTCAGTTGGTATGCTGATGCGCTTTGGTGCTGACTATTCCAAAACGAAACGCCAGACACTTGCTTGGACGCAGGGATTTGGTTACGGATTTTACACAGACACACAAATAACAGTAAATATATGCGAACGAAAAAGGGGAAACCCGTGGATGTTGCCGCTATAAACTCTGCTTGGCAGGGTTTGTTTGACCAAAACAAAACTAATTCTATTGAAGAGCTTAAAAAGGATGGGTGGATTTCCATCTATGAAGCCTCCAAGAAAATGAATAGAACAAGAGCAGCTACAAAAGCAGCCCTTGAAAAGATAGGGGCCGAATACCAACTGTTTCCAATTCTCGTTGGTGGAATTGCAAGAAGAACTGGGTTCTTTAGGCTTAAATGCTGAAGGGGGAGAGGATTTTAACCCCCTCCCCCACCATGAACACACAAGCCTGGACACACACACGCACCCAGCTATGTGTAATCTATTTTATTACTTCCCAATAGTCAACTGGATAATTAATTTCTATTTCTGTTTTTTCTTGATCGAAGGATTTGACTTTTTCTTGCTCGACTTGGAGGCGGATTGTCCATGGGTTGTCTTCAGGTAGGATTCCAGAGTGTCGGAGGCCATCAAGTAGATTCTTTGTGGAAGCTGCGGCGTTGTCTGGATCAAGACACCGGACTCTGAACAGAGTGAAGCGGACTTCAATGCGTCCAATAGCAAGTCCCAAGCCAGCTTTTTTTCTTTGTACTGGACTGCCCAGTGCTGGCGCATAGTTTTGTTTAACGAAGGGGTTCTGTATAGTACTGTTAGTTTTAGTTGCATTGGCTTGTAAAAATGATTGTGAGGCGTTTGGGAATGCAAGTATTAGCTCTTTTTGGGTCATAGTATGTATCCTTTTTCCTTGGCCCAAGCTGGATTGTCATGGCATTTAGTATGACAGAATCTACAGGTTGACAAGAAAGTGTTTTTATTGCATAGGTTCTTTCCCCTCTTAGCCATGTGATGAATGTCTGTAGCATCGCATCCACAAATTTCGCAATATGGATTCAGCGCAAAGTGTTCTTTCCTTGCCTGAGAATACTTGACGAGTTCTTTAGAGTGTCTTACCGACACCTTGTTCATCTTACTTCTTCTTAACAGGGGCATAATAGCGTTCCATACTTTTCAGTGTTTCAAGGCATTCGCTATTCTCAAATAGCGAATGAGCGCACTTTGGAAATTCTTTTCCTCTCATGTGCATGTCTCCAAGTTTATGTAACTTAAATGGAGAGACGAATACTTTCATCTCCCCATTCTCAAGTCCAATGAATGGAATTAAATCCATTCTACAAATCCAGCTTTGATATTATGTTCTTTAACCATTGGTCTTTTTTCTTGGGTTTTGTTTTCTTAGTAGGTTTACGAATTCTTTTCATCCGATATACATCCGGTATCGGACTTTGATCAGCATAGATTTCGTGAGTAATCGACTGATGCTTCTTACAACAATATCTAATTCTTCTGACAAAACAAACATTGTCTTCGGTTATTAAAGCGCGAGTGTCCCTTACTTCTGTATCTTTTCCGCATTTCTTACACTTCATTTATAAATTTCTTTGCATCGTCCATTAGAATCATCTTACCAATAGCTTCGTCTACCGAGTATGCTGGGTGTTCAATCTGAAGAACAAGTTGTTTAACTAATAGTCTTGCGCCTTGAATACGACCAGCATCCTCCCTTGCGTTCTTACGCATAGACTTAATTGCTCCAGTCAATTCATCTCGCTCTTTGTTTGATTCTCGCAATTTACATTGAGCCACAACCATTTGATCTGTTGCAATAACGAATGCCTCTCTCGTTTCGTCTCGCTCGCGCTCCAACTTGCGGGCAAAGTTGGCTGTAACAACCTGCATTGGAATTGGGTTTGTTCTAAGCAGCCCTTCATGTTGTTCAGCATCCGTCTCTGGTGTAGGTTGCTTGCTCATTTTGCAGCCTCCCTCTTGATCATTTTAATAATTTCCATAATGGCCTCTTCTCTGCTGAAATAAAGCGCACAGGTGTTCACATCCCTCCAGTGTCCACAATAAAAGACTTGGTATGTAAACCTCCGGCAATCATCATCCGATTCGTCAACATATCGGAATGGGAAACCAAGGAACTTCTCGTATCCGTTGGGATTCTCAACCATGTCTCGCAACCTTGCAACCTCCCCCTGTGCAAGCGAGAGGTTATATACCAGCGAGCGAACCTCGGCCCTAAGCGAGTCCATCTCGCATTGTGCGAGGAGGCTGTGATTTACTTCCAGCGGGACATCTTCTGGGCGAGGAATACTACGAAAGGTAAAATCTCCCACATATTCTGGCATCGTGTCTTCCATATTAGTCCTTTTTAAGTAGTTCATCGATGATCTTTTCGGTTATTTCCTGGAGTGATGGGTAGCAAAGCATATTGAATGACTCACCGTGTTTCTTGATGAATGCCTGCCAGTCCTTGTGTTCTTCCTTGGTGAGTTTGATCTCCCGTGGTCTTGCTTCTCCGGCCTTGCGGACGATTTCCATCAGCTTGTCCTGCTTGTTATGCGCGGCAGCTTGGATTTCAGCCTTGTCTGGATAAACACATTGCCGAATGCTGGTGCAGCCTGGTGCTACCTTAACGAGCCAGTAACCCTCCTGTAGCCCAAAGTATGAGTTATCGTCCGTGACTTGGATATATCGCTTCCCTTGTTTGCGGTAGAGTATCTTTGACTCTACTTGTTTTATTCGTTGTTGTGCGTTCATGCGAAATATATCTTGCACTAAATGTAGTGGCGTGTCAATATCTGTTTTCCATGAAACACACATCACCCTCTCTATTGTTAAACAATAAACCAGAAAAACACTAATGTGGATACTACCCAAAAACCTAACCTCTCACACATTTCCCTCTGCTTCGGATACGGAGGTATCGACCTCGGACTGCACAACATTTTTGGAGACAGACTACGACTCGCTGCTGTTTGCGAGATCGAAGCCTTTGCTCTGGAAAATGCTTTGTCGAAAATGGAAGCAGGACTCATTCCTGCGGCTCCGATCTGGAATGATTTACGGACATTCCCTTGGGAAGAGTTTCAAAATGTCAGCTTGGTATCGGGAGGTTTTCCCTGCCAACCCTTCTCTGCTGCTGGAAAGCGAGATGGAGATCAAGACCCAAGACACCTCTTCCCATTCATCATTGATGGAATCAAACGATGCAGACCAGGACTTGTTTTCTTGGAAAATGTCGAAGGAATCCTTTCAAGCAAACTTACTGGAGAAGGTTGGGCAGACCCAGCCGGAACGCCAGTTTTGCTCCATGTCCTTAGAGAGTTGGAACGGGTGGGTTACAAAGCAACGGCAGGAATATTCAGTGCGAGTGAAGTCGGCGCTCCCCACCAGCGCAAGCGGGTCTTCATCTTGGCCCACAACAAGTGTGAGGGATCACAAGGGAGGATATTCGGGAGGGAGGATACGCAACGGGAAGCTCTCAATGGACACCTTGGATGTGGCGGTTCAAGCTGTGGAGTCTGGCCTTCACGCCCAGGTCAATCCCAATACGCGTGGGAACCACCAAGAACAACAAAGACAATGGCGAACTCCATCCGTAGCGGAGGAGAAAAACCAAAACACCTCGACGCAAATCTACCTACAGAACCAAGTGGGGGCGACACCGAAAGCGTGGGCAACGCCTCAAGCGAGCGACTATATCGAGGGAGCGAGGACGGAGCTAACCAGCAATCAGAAATGCTTGGGGAGGGACATGAAGCAGTGGGCGACTCCGAGTGCAGCGAAACTGAATGCTCGCTGGGTGGAGATGCTTATGAACCTTCCATTGGGGTGGGTATCTCCGAGTTGTCCGGTCTCAGTGATTCAGAACTGGCTGAAATTCGTGAGTGGATGGTTAAAACTGACAACAGAACCGACGAACTCCGACTACTTGGAAACGGAGTCGTCCCGGCAACAGCAACCAGAGCTTTTCTGACTCTATTGGAGAAACTAAACGGGTGAAAAAGAATATTCCATGCTGGGAACCCTGCGATTCCTGTGAAGATTACATATGCAACATACACAAAGAGCATGTGCATGATTGCGAGTGTGAGCCAATAGACTGGTGGGAAGAGCATGGAATGTATCCATACCAAACAACAGTAAAAGAATACTTCCTAAAAATAACCAAATGACAAACGAACAAAAAATATGGCTTGCACTTCAGTCTGCAAAGACCGATATTATCCTCGCAATTGCCGACTACAAGAAGCCGAACCACACAGCTTGCATGGACTGGGTAGACCAAGCCACAACGAGATTGATGGAAGCTTATGGTCTTCTTGAAGAAGACAAGGGTGGATACGAACTTTAGAATTTGAGATGCAATAACGTGGTATTGTGGCGGATTGAAACCCTTGGCAGGGCTTGATCTGGTTAGGAATAACGCCATCCTCGCAATCACATAAAACGAGGACTCTCAATTATTGTTAAACAATAGTTGACTCTGCACTCAGGCAGTGTAGTGTTCAATCCGCTGTAGGAATACAGCCATTCGCGTGAGAACGAATGCAACACAAGATTAAATTGAAACAATAAATATATCGATACCCTTCCGTAGATCATTCTCACCCGTCATTTCAACGGTCTTGTGCTACGGGAGGGGTCGTCCCTCGTAATATGAATGAGTCAAAAAAAGAATTTCGTGGAGTTTGGATTCGCGCAAGCCTTTGGAGGAGGAAAGACCTTACTTGGTTTGAAAAGTGTCTTATCGCAGAGATTGATTGTTTCGCTAACAATTGTTTTGCGAGCAATGCGTATCTTGCGGAAATGATGAATACAACAGAATCCAGGTTATCAAATGCATTGAGTAAGCTTCGCAGTATGGGGCTAATTATTGATGCTGGTTTCAATGGAAGGGTTCGTCAGATTTTGGTTGCTGATAATGTATCTTCAGACCCAAAAATCCATAATCCAACAGAGAAAATAATAAACAAAGACTTCACACAGGTGTTAACTCAGCCTTCACCTATATGTGAAGGCAGGATTCACACAGAGGTGAACATAGATACTAATAGAGAACAAAGCATAGAAAATACCCCTATAATCCCCTCAAAGGGGATAGTGTCTGAATTTGAAACTTTCTACTCAACCTACCCTCGCAAGGTTTCCAAAACCAATGCCGAGAAGGCATGGAAGAAACAGAGGTGTGTTCTCTCCGAAGTCATGCCATCCCTTCAAAAGCAAATGAAGCTCTGGACTGATCCTCAGTTTATTCCCCACCCTGCGACATGGCTAAACGGAAGGCGCTGGGAAGACGAAACACCTAAATCAATACCATCACACCAGAACACATATAAAACACACTCTAACGCCAACCTCGCGCAAAAGAAGCGCAACTGGTATGACATCTGTGAAGAGCGTGGAGAGCGTGAAGCATTCAAAACTTGGGTCACAACGAACAGACCGGAGGAATGGTGTGATTACCTTCCATCAATGGACACTCGTTGGTGGATCGAATTTTCTGATAGACCTGTAGAGTTTTAGTGCTACAATACCGAACCCATGTATCACCTAAAGCTCGCTTGGCTTTACATCAAACGCGAATATTATGTCGCTCAATATGTCTGGAATGAACTGAAGATTTCAATCCTAACTTTATTTCTAAAATGAGAGAGTTTCTTATAATGATATTAATCGCATTCGCATTCGGATGCACAATTTCCGCTTGGCAACGGGCATCCAAGCCGGACTTCACAATCTGCCCGCTCTGCAATCAACACACAAAATAACACACACATGAAAGAATCAGGTCACTACTACGATAGAAACGGGAATGCGGTATTCCAAGTTCCAAACAAATCAAAAGGCGGAATGCGATATACAACGCTCAAGGATTGTAAATCTTTGAACCTGTACCCAAGTGTAACCACTATATTTAAGGTTCTCGCCGCACCGGAGCTTGATCGATGGAAACAACAGCAGGTTCTGATGGCAAGCATGACACTGCCTCGCAATCCAGGCGAGGACGATGAATCATATTGTTCGCGCATTATGGAAGATGCCTTCAAGCAAGTTTCGGATGCCGCTGATCTTGGAACAAACATCCACAAGGCACTGGAGAATCACTTCCAAGGACTGCCATACGATCCAATCATGGAGGAATATGTTGCTCCCGTAAAAAAATGGGTGGATCACAATCGAGTTAAGTTCCTCCAGCATGAGTTGCGCTTGGTCAATGCAGAGGTTGGCTATGCCGGAACCACAGACGCACTCATTGAGAAAGATGGAGTGCTGTATGTTTTGGACTACAAGAGCCGCAAAACAAAACCGGAATACGAAGTCAAGCCATGGAGCAAAGAGCCAATGCAGATTGCAGCCTACGCTCA